GTAGAGAAGTTACCTTGGCGTGACGCGCTTGCGCAAGCTGAACGTAACTCTTCCCATCGCAAGACAGATCAAACTCCCTTGGTAATTACTCGCCGCAATCGTGAAGCGACTGAAGACAGTGTATGCTTCCTCAGATTAAAAGAGTTTGCGAAGTATTATGAGGCGTATCTTAGAGAGCAAATGAAACTCTAGGACGACAAAGCCTATATAAATATATAAGTTAAAGACACCTTAAAAATAAACATCATCCTGAACTTAACTAACTGTGTGGGGGTGGTGTATGGCTATCGTTGAAGTGATCGCGCTTGCTGGTGCTGTTACAAAAATTAGTAGTAGTATTTCTTCTGCTGTCAAAGCAGGGAAGGACGTGCATTCGTTGTTGCCAGCTTTCGGCAAGCTGGCACAGGTCGAGGCGCAGATTAATCTCGCGGAATCTGGAAAGCATAAAGGTTTTCTTGGTAGGCTCACGTCTACTGAGGCTGACGCATTCGAGATTGCGTCTGCAAAAATGGCTCACAAGCAAGCTCAATCAGATTTGAAATCTGTGTGCCAATTGTACGGGCCACCTGGGATGTGGGACTTGGTGGTACAAGAGCAAGCCGCCGCCCGTGTTCGCAAGCGCAAGGCACTAGAGGAAGAGGCTAAGAAGCGCGACAAGTTCTTCTTTATAGTGTCTGTAATTCTAGGCGGTGCAGTATTCCTAATCGGTTCTGGGTTTATGATCTACGGGGCTAGTCTTCTAGCGAACTAAATGGCGCGGCTCCGCTTGAGGCTACGCCGTTATATTTTTTTTGTTATGGGACGACACGCCACATGAGCGGATGTTATTTGTTGAATAGCCAACAAAGGAATACTTTATGGGACTTGAACACATAATAACTGTGTTGATTGCCCTCGCCGGATCGGCGGGTTTTTGGTCCTTCATTACTATGAAGGAAAAGAATAAGCGCGAAGTCCAGACGGAGTATCAGAATACATTGAAAGATCAGGTAGACAGGTTGGCAGAGAAGTTGGATGTCTACACGAAAGACAAAGAAGAACTCTTGAAAGAGATTGGTAAGCTGCGTTCCGAGTTGGCAAGGGCGCAGACCACTATCCAGCACTTGGAGAACTTACTTCGGACTAGGTGAATGGCGAGAACTGACCAGATACAAATTGGTCGGCGTGGTGAATTTTTAGCAGCTTACATACTTGAAACTTATGGGATCACGACAACCCACGTTGATCTGCAATACGACGATCTATGGTGCCGCACCCACAAAGGCGAACTGTTTAGGGTGCAAGTGAAGTCCACACTGAAGCCCATCAACTACACAACCAACCTCGAAAAGAAACGCTACCAGTTTTGGCTGGGGGACACTGCGCCGTATCAAGGCGTCTATGTCTGCGTAGCCCTCGACAGAGAACTTTGCCTTGCGTTTAGGGACGACAGGGCGGTCAAGACTTTTAAACTGAGGGACAGTTGTTTCACAGAACAGAAACAAACTGACAGCATTCGAGAGGCGTTTTCACTATGACTGTAAAACATGATGGCATCATTGTTCACTGCGCGGCTACCCAACCACAATGGATGGAAAAAAACTCAGCCGTTGATCAGATGAAAGAGATCGACAAGTGGCACCGTGACCGTGGGTTCCGCATGATAGGATACCATTACTACATCGCTCGTAGTGGAGAGGTGGTTGTTGGTCGGCAGCTTGGCACAACGGGCGCACACGCGAAGGGCCACAACCAGACCATAGGTATCTGCCTAGCGGGTGGGTTCGGATCAGACGCCGACGATCTAGCAACAGATCACTTCACCGCCGTTCAACTCGCCGCCGCTTATGATCTAATCCGAAAGCTTCAAGACCAGTACCAAATCTCTAATGATAAGGTCATCGGACATAACAGAGTAAGTACCAAGGCTTGTCCTGGGTTCCGCGTACAGAAGTGGTTGGCTGGCATGTCCCTATCCGAAGCAACTCAAAAGAAACCAGAGCGCACGAAGCCAGCCCAATCAAAGACGGTCAAGGCATCTGCCGTTACAGTAGCAGCATCGGCTGGCACAACCATCACCGCACTCAGCGGCATGAATGAGACAGCGCAGTACATCATCCTTGGATTTGCTGGCATCACGATTTTGTTTGGCATCTACATAATGAAGGAACGGCTCAAGGCTTGGGCCGAAGGCTGGCACTAACATGTGGGTGATTGTTGTCCTTTTCCTTGTGCCAGATGCGTACAAAGTGGGCAGCAATCAAGTGATCTATAAAGACAAGCACACTTGCGAGGTCGGGCGCAGTCAGCTTGTTGCAAGACTAAACGCAACTGCCCCGCCAGAGGGGAAAACTTTTGTCAGATGCGTAAACATGCGTGGAGGTTTGAGCGCGTAAATGTTCGGAATAAACAAACTACAAATGTACGGCTTGATTGCCGCTACCTTCGTACTCGGATTGCTTGGCATCTATTCTGCCGGAGTAAGTCGGGGGCAAGATAAAATCAAACGCAAGCTGGATCAAAAGCTGATCGACAGCATGAGAACCGCCAAGGATATTGATGATGAAATTGACACGCTTACTGACACCTCTCTTGCTGATCGGGCTAATGAGTGGGTGCGCAAAGATAACGGCTGATACCTACTGTGACGTAGCCAACCCACACTTCTTTAGCTCAGAGGCAACCGTTGATTGGTTGATCAAGAACGATAAGCCCTTCCTCAAAGACAACCTAAAGCACAACGAGACATACAACACCTTGTGCAGTTAGGGTGTTATACAGCTTGCCCTTACAAGATGTTGTAATTTCTGTTAGGATCGCCACAAGGAAGTGAGGCGTCTTGGACAATCTTAATAAACTATATGCTCGTAACTTGATCGACTTAGAACTTATACAAGTAAAGGGCGAAGTATATAATTCAGACGACGACCCAGAGGAAAATGCTCTCAGGCAATACTGCATGTCCACTACGAATCGTAGGACATTCGCTATACTGTGTGTACGCGCAGCCCTAGATGACATTGGCTTACTGCCTAGTGATGCAGTCAAGGAGCTTGGCGCAACACGACAGACCGTTGATACAATGATCACTGAAATGAGTGACGCTGGATATATCAATGTGAAACGTCTGGAGAACAACCATCGAACAATTTTCGCTAGTGATACATTGACTGGAGCCTATGTAAAATACGCTGCTGCGTTGGCTGATTTGAGCCAGGGCCTCGACTTGGCTGGGATCAACACCGCTCGAAAATACCGCCAAGTAACTTAGCACTCTTCTACTAAACCGCTGGGCATTCACCTACCGTAACTGTGTCGGATATTATACACCAACAGGGGGGTATATACGATGAATTATGGTGAAGGGTTGACAAACGAGTATCATATGCGCAACTATGGGGGCCGTATTAACACACCTATAGGAGATTATCAGACGATGAATGACAACCTACGCATGGATATGGCAAGGTTGGAAGCTAAGATGGACGTTATAATTAGTATGCTCCAAAACAGGGTCGGTAATAATTCAGACGCCCCTATTAACCATGAGTTTTCAACCGCGCTTACAGTATCCGAGAGCGCATTATTACGCAGACTAACTATTAAACAACACTGTGTTGCCCAACTACTCGTAAAGGGTTGGAAGAACGCAGACATAGCCGCACTCATGGGTGTCACTGACAACACAGTAAAGTTGCATGTGTCAGCCGTGGGAAAAAAGATGGGCCTCAAAACCAGAGGACAGATCGCCGTTGCATTTAGGGATGTATGTTCCAAGTCATCCATTGGCGAATATGAAGGTGCATCTGGTGGACTGCCCATGAATTGGGGAGACACAGCACACATCGGAATGGATGATAAGCTTGCTCCGCTGTATGCTCCGCAGAAGAAAGGTAGCAAATGGGACTGAGTGTAAAAACCAGAGGTCGGTCCTCAATGCTGCAAGCAAAGGGATCGCTAAAAGTAAATGGAGTGATCACGCAAATTCGTGAGAGCCTTCACACGTCTGACCCCGACGAAGCTCACCGCAAATGTCTTCAATTAGAAATGGACATATTGCTGGGCAAAAAAATAGTCGGGCGTAAGGTAAGTGCCACGCAAGTATTGTTCAGCGATTTGATCAAACGCTTCCTTGCCGATCCAACTACTGGATCAGGTAAGACTGTGCATCAAATTTTGGAAAAGTTGGATGATCATTATGGCTCTACCCTTGTGTCAGACTTCACCAAGGCAGACGCCACTCACTACATCTACGAGAACCACACATCGAAGGGACATGGCAACAACCACACTCGCCGTGTCATCACACAAATCCAATCGCTTCTAAACTATGCTCACGAACAAGGCTTCCGCAATGAGCGGATCACCCTTCGCAAGCCACCAGAAGACATAAAGGATTTGGAAGTTCTCTCACCATCTGAGATCGACGCGGTGTTCAAAAGGCTCAAGCCCTGCAATCGTAGGCTTGCATCCTTCATCCTCTATACTGGCGCAAGACCAGCCGAGGCATACACGCTGCGCCGTAAGGATGTGGACTTCCCTCGCAAGACTTGTGTTCTCACATCTATCAAGGGGCGCAACCGTGTCCCTCGTAAGCGCACCATCCCGCTCAATGCAAAAGCATATGCGGCAGCGCACGGCAATCAACTTGCCGAACTCGACAAGGGCAGTGACCTTATGTTCACCTATATGGTAGACAAAGAACATCGCCCGTATCATACTGTTGGTGGGTATTCGTACTTCATAAATGATTGGAGTGAAGCGTGTACCCGTGCCAAGGTTGTCGGTAAATCACCGTACACAT